AGGTTTCAATATTACTTGAGCATTCTGAGATTGCTTGTATAAAGAAATGGCATTATTCTCAGCTTGCTCAGCAGTCATACGAGCCATCTTAGGTGATTTACCTGTCAGAAAAGCAGTAGCAAGACCAGCCGCTAGACCTAAACCAGCGTTGTCAGTTGATTCTGTCACTTGTTGACCCGCTAACGCTGCCGCTGAACCTGCTGTAGACTGTTGACCTAACTTAGTCCCCATCTCTTGAACAGTTTTAACAGCAATGTTAGGGTTAACACCTTTACTAACCAACCAATCAACACCAGCCTTTGCACCACCACTGGTAATAATACTAGCAACAGTTTCAGCCGCAGCACCAATAACACGTTCTTGCTCATTACGTGGTACAGCAACAGCATCAGCTAGTTTGTTAATAGTGTCTGACACCATTGGTAAGCGGTAGTCAGAACCAGCCCCTGCTGAGACTAGGTTGAAGGCAGAGTTTAGAGCATCTCCAAAGATTCCCAACAAAGTACCGCCTCCTTTGACAGCGGCTCTTCCTGTTAACGCAAGTTGGTGACCTAACTCACCTGTGTAATCTGTTTTACCAGTTTCTACAGCTTGCATCATAGCCGCTTCAGGGTCAGCAGCCATTTCTGGTGCTGGCTCCTCGTCAGTCTTTATAGGCTCAGGGGTGGGTACTTCAGTTTGTTTTGAGAAACCAACTTTACCGTAGAACTCCTCGATAGGCATGTCCGAATAGTATTTAGAGTGTAGACCGTTAACCAACTGCTCGTCGGATAAATCGTCATATTCAGGATACTTCTTCCTGATTTCTGCTATCGTAATCATGATTAACGAACTCCTAATGGATCAGTTTTGTCACCAACCGCCGGTGGACTTGCTGGTGAACCTCCAACCGCCGGTGGACTTGCTGACGTACCCGCAGAAGATTCTACTCTGCCATCACCAATCGCAAGAGCTTCAGAATAAGACTTACCAGACTCCAAAGCATCTACAAAACGAGTACTTTGTTCATCAGACCATCCATTTTTAGACGCGTGTTGTCCTGCTTTTTCTAAGTTAAGAAACATTTGATAATGCCTCTCAACTGCATCCAAATTCTCTTTCAATTGCTGAGGATCAGTCAGTGTATCTAAGTTAGCTAGAACACTTTGCAGGAACCCAAGTTCTCGCTCAGAAACTTGTCCCAACGCCCCTCCAGTTGGTGATGCTGCCCTCATTTGTGTTAATTTATCAAAACCAATGTTGGCTTGAATAGTGTCAACTGCTTTCCTAAGTTTTCTAGCGTCTGATGCTGGCAGTTTATCAAACAAAGCAGCACCCCAACCAGTAGACCATTCGTTAACTAAATCTTTAGCTTGTTTAACAAAGCCAGACATTCTCTTTGTTTGATATTGTCCAACTAAAAAGTTAAGTTTATTTTTATATTCTTTGTCAGCCGCTTTAGCTTTCTCACCTTCTACCTTTTGCTTAGAAAGTTCAATCTGTAACAGCAGCTGTTGTACTTTTAGAGCTTCAACAGCTTCTGTATTACCACTTGCTGCTTTTAATTTAGCAGCAGTGTAGTCATCCATCTTCTTCTTATATTCGTCAGAATCAGGATCATAACCAGCCTCTAACAACATTCTCCCAAATTCAGATGGTGTGCTATCTTTTGGTGGTTTAATGTAAGCACGGAATGTAGCGTCATCAGTTGCGATAGACTCCACATCGGCTTCATTCATATTTGGAAATTTTTGCCTTAGTGATTCTTTGCGACTATCTACTAATTTTACACGTTTTGCTTCTTCTGCCGCAGTTTTATCCGCTTTTCTCTTAGTTTCAGCCATGCGAGCTTCCCTCTCTTGTTTAGAAAGAGAAGCCTCTTCAAACTTATCTGCTTGCGCTGAAAGTTTAAATGCGGCATCATCCATACCTTTAGCGGTAAGAATATCAGCCATAGATCGAAGACGTTTCGTAGGGTCTGTCTCAGCACGTGTATCTGCTAACGCTTGTTGAATAACCTCCGCATCAGCTTCACCAGCAACTTTACCACCCAACAAACGACCACCGCCATATCCCATCATTGCACCAGCATTAGCGGCAGTAGAGACCAATTGCTGTAGCAACCCTTGTTGACCTATTTGTGCTGGAGACACCATTAACCCAGAGTAATATTGATTCTGCAACTCTGCAGGGTTTTTAAACCCAAATAATCCATCAGCCATAATTACCCCTTATCTGCCTGAGAACAAGCCTGTAAAGCCTTTGATACCACCCTGCAACGCCTGAGCACCAGCGATAGAACCAGCAAGGTTTGCCTGAGCAGCGCCTTGACCACCAGCCAATAGAGCCTGCGCTTGGTTGCCACCCGACACTGCCTGTTTAGAGCCAATGTCAGCACCGATGGTGAGAGGACGTAACCCATACTCTTCAATACCCAAACCAGTCTGAAGCATACCAGTACCACGAGAGATAGCACGGTCGATGTCAGCCTGTGCAAGCTGTGTCGACTGAGCAGCTAGTTGTTGGTCAGCCATTGAACGAGCTAGTTGCTGTTGGTATTGCTGTGGGTTAACATACCCTGTACCAGCACCAGCGCCTTGAGAAGCACCTGACAACCCTAACCCAATACGACCACTGTTCAGTTGTTGTTGACGTAGGGCGATGTCTTCTGCACCACGACTACCAGCCATTAACGCCTGCTGTTGGTTATAATACTGTTGTGCTGCCGCTTGTGGGTCTGTTTGTACCTGACCTAGAAACTCCGCACCTGTGCCATACATCTTGTTGCGGAAAGCAGCCAATAATGGGTCTAGTTCATAACCCGCTTGCATTTTACTGGGGTCGAAGTAACTAGAACCGAAGCCAGTGGAAATAGCATAAGGCTTGAAAGCCGCAGCATCAGCAGCAATTTTAGCTGCCTCTGTGTTAGCCGCAGCCGCCTGAGCAGCAGCATCCTGAACTTGGTTAGATGATTTATAACCACCCCATAAGTTAGCCGCTGCTGATAGAGCTTGCAAAGGATTATCAGTAATCGCATCTAAAAGACTTGCCATGTTATTTCCTTAATAAGTACCACCGTCAACAGTAGCACCGTTGAGTGTTGTTAGTGTTACAGTTCCCGTAAAGGTGGGAGATGCTGTATTTGCTTTAGAGGCTACGGCAGTCGAGATGGCGTTAAACTCATCATCAATCTCCGTACCCTTAACCAACTTACCTGCATTGCCTGAAGGAAGTGTATCCTTAGCAGCAAAATCTGTTAGCTTCGTATAATTAGACATTAGCTAATCCTTCCTGTTTTAACAAACATATCCAATTTCTGAACGCTAATTTCACTTCCTTCGACATTAGCCTCAAAACCAATCTGTATAACTTTACCTGACCCTTGTACCTGAGCATTAACCCTGTCGATTAACACACCAGCTGTATACTCAGCAATGTTGTATTCACCAACGTTGTACTCGCTACCAACCCCTTCGTTAATTGTAAAAGGATAAGAGAAGGCAGCTCCTAAGTAATCGTAACCCGTCTTAATAACAAAGTCTTGACCACTACCACCAATAACAGTTATACTCACCTTTTTAACCATTTTGGTCATAGAACTATTATCCATGTCCATAAAGTTAGAGGAGTACTTCATGCGGTATTGTGTAGTGTCGTCCAAATAACCAGTGTATAAACCAATCCCATTCTTTTTACCTAACAACACATTACGAGCACGGTTACGTAGGAAAGCTGTGGTTTTAGTTGACCAAGTAGTAACACGAGAAGAACCATCCTCTAGTGCTTGTCGCATATCCAAACAGTAAACAATCGATGTCGATGGGAAAGAAATAAGGTAGAAGGCGTTAGCCTCTGAGTAAACACTACGAACCTTGTCGTATGTTCCTACAATACCAAACTCAGTGCCCATTGTTTCCAGTAAATCATCTCGAACGTTACGGGTTAAGTCACGCATAGGCAATGACTTCTCTTGCAACAAACGACCTAAACTGCGAACACCAGTGTCAGACAGGAAGATTAAGTCGCCACCAGTGCTTTGAACAGAATCACGAGCTACGCAACCAACACCAGCAATAATATCATTCAGTTGGAAATTACCAAGAGGGTCGCTAGCGCCTGAATAGATAACAATGTTACGAGAACAGAAGATAATTAGAAAGTCATTGTGAGCCGCTAGAGCCGTTATCGTGTCTACGTTGTTAGGTAGTACAGCAGCAATGTTTAAAGTGCCGCTAGTGCCCCCATTGAAGGCTGGAAAGGCTGTGTCAGCAATGTCTGTTGACCAGTAGATAGTAGACCCATCGTGTGCCCAGAAACGACCGTAGGCAGCTAACACATCACGAGGGTAACTTGCCCCGTAAGCCTGAGCTACGCCTGTGTAATCGACTAGCTTCTGTACATTAGGGGTGTCGCTTTCAGTGTAAACCAGAGTTTCATGTGCCTCTTGAACTATGAGAGCATGGTCATTGAGAGTAGCTACCTTCCAGTTGTTAGCCGTAATCGTGTAGCCAACAGGGGTCACATCGGTTAACACGGCATCAACACCGCCTGTGAATAACTTCTGATTCCCTGCACTGAGGGTAACAACAGTGTCATCAGCGTTAGTGTGTTCAGCCAACATTTCGATATTAAGGTTGCTCAACTCATCCACACCAGTAGTAGTTTGTTGCGTCCATCCTTTACGAGCACCTAACCGACCAAACTTATCAATGATACAGTTGTCAGCAGTTAGGGCAAAGTTGCTGGAGAGAGTAACACTACTGTCCTGTGTGTTAAGCCCGTAGAAGCCGGGTGAGACAACAGAGACTGTTTGTAGTTGTTTCATACGCTATACCAAATAGTGTCCTCTGGGTGACGAGCAGCATCGAAAGCAATCTCATCTGCCATTGCCGACTGAGCAGCAGAATAGGCGTTAATACTTTGTTGACCACCATCTTCACCACGCTCTTCAATCGCCATTGCCGTAGCTAACAAAATGATTGGACGAGTAGGCAGAACAGTGGAATCAGTGTCATTCACCAATGGTAGGTTACGCAAGGTCATGTTGAACCTAATGTCATAAACACCATCAGGGATAGGGTAGATGTCTACTTGAGTATCACCATCAGAACTTACACCGTTAAAGTTATAAAAAGTTGGAATACCTTTTTGTGGGTCAGCCATCAGAAACTCTTGGTTAAACCAGTGAGCAGACTGATACTTCATCTCGATGTTACTGGTGTCGTTCCAAACATCTAACACTTTTGCACTGTTACGAGTAGTCTGTAACTCATAGTTAAATACATCTGCTGAAGTAGTTAGAGTTATAGTGGTACGTAAAGCACTCCAGTCCCACGCTGCTTCGACTTGACTCTTTGACTCGTTAATAAAGTCTCCAATCAAACGAGCGTAACTGTTGGTGTTACCAGCCCCTTGAACCGTAGCTACCTCACTTTCTCGAAGCCTACGCAATACAGCATTGACAAGTTCTAAGTATGTCATTTATTTATTCCTTTGTTGCTATTATACCACAGATTACCAGTTTTGTCAAGCCTATTCGCCATCAAATGCAACAGTTTGTGGTTCTTTTCTTAGATCAAACGTACAAATGGCACTCATAGCACTACCAGCTTCAGGGGTTAACACCATAGAATCTCCAGACTGCATGACAACCGTAGAACCATCAAACTTTAGAAACTCTGTGGCTGCTAACAGGAAACCATCAACAATTCTAATCTGGTGGGCTGCGTCATGCGCGTGTTGCCAATATGCGCTAATCAGTTTGTTATTACCTGTGTGGTTAGAGATGAATAACAAAGAGACTTCAGCTTTGTAGCCAGCGGGCACAGTGAATAACGTATTAGCTACACCCGCTGTGAGTTGTTTACCTACTGAGTGTTTCATTTAATCCCCGTAGTAATCAGCATCAGAGCCATAACCATAAGATTCACGGGCAGCACTTAGACCAGCTGCTTCCGCTGGTGTAATACTACCAGAATCAGTAGTAGTTCCATAAGAGGATGTGTAAAAAGACCCATCAGGACTCCAACCGCTATTAGCCAATGCCGCTGCATTTTCAGCTTCAAACTTCTTCTGTTGGTTAATAACAGATTCTCTATTGACAGCTTTAATAGCATCAGCAATATACTGAGGTGACCGTTGACGTTGCTGTTCTTGCCAATTTCTAGCAGCTTGGGGAATACCAAACAAAGTTTCTAAATTAAAATCAGGCATACCATTTTGCATTATATTTATTCCAGCCATCGGAGACATCAAACCGAAAATATTACTTAGTTGTTGTCCACGCTGGTCTTTAAAAGCCTGTCCCTCTGGAGTGTTTTCCATCCAGTCAAAGAAAGCCTTTTGGTCTTCTGTTAACTCACCTTTTCCAGCACCAGAGTCATAAGGTGTGTTGTTTCTACCAAACATACCACCGCCACCACCACCACCAGCCGCAACTTGTTTCTTCTTCAGCGCCTCTTCCAGTGATGCGTTAATAGCATTCTGTCTGCGTAAGGGGTCAGCACGGTATGCCTCAGCATCCGACATCATCCCGCCTTGTGGGTTAGGTTCCTCCATTAATTTCAAAACATAGTTTGTGAAATCAGAAGCAGCTTTAGGTTGTGCAGGCGCATAGCCATAAGGGTTGTTCAACCTAGCCATGATTTGTTCATAAGATTCGACAGCCATTACTTCTTCCCCTTGTTAGTTTTAGTCCGTTGGTTACGCTCAGGCAGCTTACGACCAGCCTTGCTCATAGCGATAGCGACTGCTTGCTTCTGTGGGCGACCCTCTTTAACCAGCATACTGATATTTGAGCTGACAGCTTTGTCGCTCTTACCTTTCTTCAATGGCATATTAACCACCCTTCATCTC